TCACAATCATCATCATCTCTACAAGCACAGTGAGGTTCCCCAACATCAGGAAACCAATACTGATACTCTCCATTCGGCAAATCCAGTTGCCAAGCCTCAACGGCACAATCAACATCACGAACTTCAATCATTTCTTTCAAATCACCATTCCAAAATACAAAAGTTCGACCACAATCATCACACTCATACACTGGATCAACATGCAAACACTGCTGAACCAACACAGGAAAAATTTCATCATTTACCTTCAAAACATCAACGGATGGGAGCATTTCTGCATCAACACTGTCCGCCTTCATTTTAAAGTTAAAGCTTTTCGACGAGGACCAAGAACAGCAACCTTTATATTCAAATACAACACCATGCCTTTCGGTGCGGCAACCATAACTTTCAAGCTTGGCAGCTGAGAACTAACTGGTTGAATTTGACGAGAAACGTTACCATAAGGAGTCAACAACAACGATTCCCATTTTCCCTTAGACAAAGGGTTAGCGCTCACAAACTCTGCACCTTCAAAACCAAGAAGGGAGTCCAGGCTCAACGCAGACGTTGCGGCGTTCATGGCAATCTTGAAAAACTGATCATCGTCAGAAAACTTATATTTCAAAGTCATACTATGCAACTCCACACGACCACATCCTGTCAAATGCTCAGACAGAATCTCTTGCAATGTGTGTGAAACAGCCACAGCGGCAGTACCATCACCAAGACGAACAGAAAACTCATCAGTATACGGTTGTGTAACCAACACTCCACTTTCATGGGGTGCGCTTTTCAAATTTTCACTTGCTTGCTCAATATCGGGCATAATCGGAATACAGCTCATCACGGGCATACTGTGATCCTTGCGACGAGAAGACGTCGGAAACTGCACTCAATACTTCAGACATAATTGGAGCCACAATGTCAGGTGCTTCATGCCACACTTCATGTCCAGTACGCACATGAGACCACTTCACCTTCAAATGCAGACCAGTATGCCTGCGAATATGAAAGAAGAAGTCGTTAAGCGCCTGGGCGCACTGCATCTCCAGTTCAGTGAACAATGAATATATTTCATCACCAAGATTATAAATGGTCAAATAGTGCAACAAATAACCGTCAATCACATTTCGTGCATTTCCTCTTTCTAACTGTCCAGACAAACGTCATACAACATCACAGGATCCTTCCAGACTTTACCACGAAAGATTGCGTAAGAGCAGAATGAGCCCCGAACGGTCTCATCACGAACCTCAACGCAATGGTCAATGGAGCTGTACATCTCCCACAGCCCACTCACCGGTCTGCGCGTAAAACGCTCAACATCATCCCCAGTTACCATCATTGGATCAACCATTGGAAGATCATACTTCAAAGACTCGCGAGCAGTTGAGAACAGAGTATTCACCAGCCACGTAAAGATTTCACCAGAAAGTGTCATCAAACGAATCACAAATGATCTGGTATGCACGCTCATTTTGTCATCCACGTAGGCATCACGCACATCGAGAGGCACTCCAAAGAATTCCATAAACTGCACCATCAAATGCACGCCTGCGCCTCGAACTGACTGGTCAAAAGACTCAATATCATTTTGCAGGTACGTGTCGCCGGGATCATGATCCAAGACCCACTGCTGCAAATCAGCTTCAGTTTTGCAAGCATGCATGTAAAAAGATGCAGGAGCATGCTCCAGCCACAAATCAAGCAGATACACGCCCCACGGACCAAATTTAAACAGATACGCATCAGAACGTGTGTAAATACACTGTAATGCCTTAGCGTTCGTGATCTCATTCGTCTTCAACTTCCATTGCGTTTTCCCGGATATGAAGTCTTGATACAAAGGATCGCTACGATTCAACGACGCTTTTTGCAATGCCTGACTTCGATCAGCTCTCCTTTCTTGGAACTTTGCGCAGCTCTGTTCATATCGCAACTGGTCCAAAGGGATAGGATGATTCCATCCCATCTTCTTCTTGAGGGCTAGCCACAAAGCCTGGCCATATTGTTCTTCGTCCCGAAAGTTCTGTCGGTTTGCATCTTCGGTAGTTTTTACAATGCGCTTCGCCATCATCGCAGTGAAACTCACGTCATCCGTAGCTCGTTGGTCGAGGCCGAGGTTGAACACACTAGGCAGAAACATACGCGGATCCTCTGCGGGAGTCATTTCAGATAGCTTTTTATTGACACGCCATCGAGCCAACCTCCTTGGGCCATCTTCCTTCCGGATAAGTCGTTCACGCTGTTCATTTGCGTCAACCCGCCACATCCATGTGTCAGGCAGCTGCTTAGAATACTCATCAAGTGCAATTTCACGCTCAAAACGATCAACAACTTCAGAGCGCATCGCTTCCTGTATTTCCTCAGGGTTATGCACCGGCAAATGAGTCCGCATTTTAACGTCAGGCACATCAATATCACGCACAATTGGCTCGCGAACCACCGGCTCAGGGAATTGATCAATATAGGGTCGCATGTTATAAGCGTCGGCGTACACCTCGCCATCAAAGTCCATGCGCCTGTAGCCCACTCCTGCCGAAGCATCAGGATCAAGAAAATTAGACCATAGCTCCATAGGATAGTAGGCCCGAACAAACTCCCAATTCTTCAGTTTTGCCGGTGGCCCGTGCAAGATTTGCTCCACTTCAGGTGGCAATTCCCCACAGATTTGTCGCATCGACACAGTATTCGTCCCG